GCTTGTTAGCATAAATTTTACTACCAGCAGAAACGGCTAATTTAATTGCCGATAACCACATAACCTAGTACCATTTAGCTTGAACAGGTTTTTTTTCCGCTCTCATTCTTTTTGTTCCTCTAACAGTAACTGTTTGAGTTTCAAAAGGGTCTGTAGCTTCAATTGTAACACCACCTGTTTTATATCCATCTTTACCGACACCTAATTCTGGTACAGCTTTTGGATCTTTTGCTTTTTTAATCATAATTTTCTCCTTAAAGTAATTTATATCTATTTTTTACCAAAGTTTCTACCAAAATCATGAATTTTACTTTGGTCTGCCATTGATTGTTTGGCTAATGACACTCCTGCACGTAATCCAGCAAGATCTGCTTCTTGTTCAAGCTTTGCTTCTTGGTTTTCTTGGTTCATCATGGCTTTCATTTTATCAAGATTTAATCTTTCTTGACCTTCTTCTTCTTTTCTTTGATTTTCTTGTGCTCGAAGATCAATTTCTCTACCTTTTAGTCTTAATAATGGATCTCCACCAAACTCACCCATGATTTTTTCTTCTTCTTTAGCAAAATCTTCCTGCATTTCTGCAATTAGCTTCGCTTTTCTAGACTCAATTTGATTTGTAATCTGTTGTAGACGTTGTTGTGCTTGCATTATTTGTGGATTTTGCATCATACCTTGTGCCATTGCAGGGTTTTGCGCACCCATTGCTTGCATTTGTTGTTGAATCACTTGTGCTTCTTGTAATTCTTCTACAAATTCTAATTGAACTTGTTCTTGTGCCATTAAACTAATGTGTTCTAGTATATTTTTTTGTAAACTTGCCATTGCTGCAGGATTATTTTGAGTTTGATTTAGTCTCATAAAGTTTAAATGAGCATCAATATGAGCTTTGTGGTCTTGACCAGGAAAAGCTTGATAAGGTTTACCACTCATTGCCATAATATGTTCTAATGCAGGGTCTAAAGGCATGGGAGACGCAGGTGGTGGTAAGATTGCATTTACATTTTTCACCCCCAGCGCATCGTACATAGATCTATACGCTTGATATAGATTATGTATTTGAGGATTAGATTGCGCCAGTTGTAATTGTGATTGAGCTAAAGATATTCTTTGCGTCTGTGAGAAGATGTTTGGATCTGCTACAGGTAATATATCTACTCTATCATCAAAATCTTGAACTTTAATTTCTCTAGATGCACCAGGTACATCATATGGATAACTTGGTGGCAAGTATGATTTAAATACTTCTGCTAATAATTTGAATTCTTGTTTTAATCCAACATATAGTCTTTTGTGTATTGCTGACATCACCCGCGATCCACGCTCCAGTAACGCGACTGTTGTACCGACTGCAGCGGCTTGGTTCATGTCGCCCACTTGTGAATCTGCGATGCTCGCGAATCGTTGGCCCGCTGAAACCACAACACCCATTAATGAAAGTAATGTTTGGTCTGGTCCTTTAAAAGGTAAAGTCATAAACTGATCTTTGATATTTCCTCCCGGAGCGTCGACGTCTCTAAACTCACCAGGTTGTAAAGGCTGTGCATCATCTCTAACTCTAATACCACGAGACTTAAATCCTGCTGGTAAGTTTGCTAAAGTTCCTGCATCTAATAATTGTCTTAATGCAGCTGTTGCAGTTCTAGTCAAACCACCAATCATATGAATTAAACCAAAACCATAAAAACCAGTTCCTGGTAAAAATTTAAATTGTACAAAATAATTTGTTTTTTTCTTTAATGGATCTTCGGGTCTATAATTTCTTCTAATTGATAAAACTTTGTGGCCGGCCTCTGATAAAGTTATGACATATGGAAGTTTAATTCCAGTAGGTTCTCCATCGGCTCCCATGTCTTCATAACCTTCTAAATCTAAATTAGTATGAATTTCATAAAGAGTGTATTGATCTTCTTGACCATCTTTTTGAATTCCTTCAAGTTCTAATTTTTTGTCTTGTAATTGATTTTGTGTAACAGGAGGCGAACCTAATTCTATGTCTCTATAAAATCCTGCGACCTGTTGTTTTCTTAATTCATTCTCTGACATTTTAATAACATGAATTACTGCTTCTGCATCATCTAAAGAGTTTGCAGAATAAGGTACAATTAAATCTTCAGCAGGAACAAATTTTGATACTGCTCTACCTAACATATCATCGTAATAAACTTTTTTAAAAGTTGATCCCGATAGTGGTAAATAAAATAACATTTGATCAAACTCTGGTTCATACTCTTTCATCTGATCCATAATTTGATAGTTCATAAAATCTTTAACACGTTTACCTTGTTCTTCTTTAGCAACAGTTGCATCACCCATAACTTGAGTTCTAACCGGACCATCACTTGGTAATAATTCTTTGTAAGCTTGTGCTTGAAATTGTGTAACTGCTTCTGCAAGAACGGGATGGTTTACACCACTAGCTCCTTTAAAAGGTTGTGTTCGTCTTTCATATTTAAATCCTAAAAGATCTAAACCATTTTTATAAGTATCTTCCCAATCACCACGAGATTCTTTGTATTCATTATATTGATCAAATAATTTTGAACCTAATGGATCTAAAATTTCTTCACCTAAAAATTCTGCTAGGTTTTCAAAATGGTCTTCACCGCCTTCAGGACTTGCAGCTTTTGGATCAAAAGAAATTTCTGCTCCACCTTCTTCTGTCATTTCTATTTCAACAGGTCCACCATCTGTTTGAATTTCTTCAATGTTTTCTTTGATAGACTCTTCTATCTCTACTTCACCTGGAACTTCAACAGTTGTTTTTGTATTTGGTAATGATTTGTCTATTTCGGCCATTTTGTTAGTCTATTCTCTTTTTTTAAATGTTTCAATCACTTCTTCTAAAAGTTGAGTGTTCTGTTGTTTTGGTTCTTTTATTGGCATTGGATTAGCTGCAGCCCATTCTAATATTTCTGCTTGTGTAGCAGGTGTATCATCTGGTTTTACAATTGCACCAATTATTTCGTTATATTTTAATTCCATTTTAAAATATTTATTCTCCTAGTGAACATCGTATAGTTTAAACTCAACATCTATTTTGTTATAATCTATCATCATATAACCATTAGAATGTTTAACTGATGCCCAAGGCACTTCATGAGCCATCGCTCCTTGATAAGTTGTTGAACTATCTTTGTAGTTAAATTTATAGATGTTTATATTAGATGGTGACTTACCAATTAACTCTACATTTTCTTTTAACCTTATATCACTAAATCCAAGGTCTGTTGATCTTGCTTCTCTAGATGCTCTGCCTCTTCCACCATAACCACCTGCTCCAGAATGATCTCTAGATGATTGGTAATTGCCTCTACCACCACTAGTTGTAAAACCAGTTGTTGCTTTTTGTGCATCTACAATAGTTTGTCTTCTAGCTAATTCTTTTTTTCTTGCAGCTTTTTCTGCATCGGCAATTAGTTGTTTAGCATCTCTTTGTTTTTTAGCTGCAATTTCTATATCTTGTTGTTTTTTTCTTTCAACCGCATCTCTTGTTTTTTTATTTAAATTTTCAACTGCTGTTCTTTTTTGGTAAGCCAATACTTGTTTTGCATAAGTACTATTTATATCTTTCATTTTATTATAAGCATCAGGATCATTAATATCAATTCCTTTACTAGCAAAGAAACCTCCTAATTGTTCTAATCTATCTTCCATTCTATCTACATAATCTCTTGTTACATCTCCTGTTAATCCCAAGAAGCCATCTTTTCTATTAAAAGTTGCTAACCCAAATTCATCTCTTTGACCTGAATTATCTCCAGTATTTACGGAATATTTACTTCGTAAACTTGTATCACCTCTTGGTCCAAACACTGCTTCTAGGCCTCTTTTAACAGTTCCAACATAAGGAACTAGATTTGCCAACTCACCTATTTTACCAGGCACTCTTGCACTTGCAAAATTAGAAGGTCTTCCAAAAAATTGACTATAGTTATCATATTCTTTTCTTATCATATCTCTATTTAAACCTGGTAGTCCTTCAATATCTGTTGTCATAAAACCTAATTCAGCAGGTCCTTTTAAGTTTGAAACGCCAGTTGGTGTTGTAAATTGTGAAAGTTGTTTTCCCGGAACACTACTAAATGCATCTATTGTTTTTCCAATGAATCCTTCAGGAGATTTTTTAGGCTCTGCATCATAGAAACTCATTCCAAGTGCTGCAGGATTAATTTCCATTTTTTTACCTGGACCAAAATTGCTACTATCAGTAAAATCTTTATACCCTAATTGATTTACTACATTACGTTCTCCATCACCACGACCAATCGGTGCCGCTGGTCCTGGTGTTGAATCTGGTGGAGTAGTTGTTCCTGAATCTGCAGTTGGTAAATCATATCCTGCTTGTTTAATAGCGTCTGCTATTTCTTGATCTGTGAAAGAGTCATATGCTTTCATAGAATTATAAATAGCTAAAGGTTGACCAGTCAACGCCGGTCCGCCCATAAAGAAATTTTGTCGTTTAGGGCCGAATAAAACTTCAATGCCTATCGCACCGCCGTCCGCGTATCTTTTTTTAAAAAACTTTTTATAATCAAACTTTGGTTTGCTTATTTCTTCTACACCGCCTTCATATCTATCTTCGGCGTCATCTAATTCTCTATCACTTTCACCTGGTTGGATAACTTCTTCGTAACCTTTTTTTCCTATTTCTCTTTTATCTCCTGTACCTTCTTTAAATCTTCTTTTCATTTCTTTAGCTTTTTCAGCTCTAGTTAAATCTCTTGCATCCATATCTTCTACCTCTTCATCATCACTATCTTCTTTGTTTGCAAATATTTGACCAATGCCAACGTTAGGTACAATGGTTGATAAAATTTTTACAGACTCTTCGGGATATTTTTCTATGTATTTATTTACTTCATCATCAATTTTTGCCATACCTAAAACGGCAACTGAAAGACCAATGGCTTCTGCAAATGGGATAACTAAAGGTGCTGCTAAAATCATAATTAATAATACGTTCTTTCAACTTGAGGAAGTGAGTCCTCTATTAAATCTTCTGGATGCGCCACTAACCCTCCTTGTCTAAAACGCATTATCGCTTGTGTGGTACTGTCCACTAAATCATCGTTATCACCATACGGGAAAGAAGCACATTCTTCAATAACTTCTTCGGCGAACTTTTCATCAGGGGCCCATATTTGACCGGACTCAAACATAGGTGCCACAGCGTTTACCCTCGCATGTTTATCGTTACCTTTTGAGGGTGTGAAATTTATAACAGGTATCCCCATTTTTCGCAACTCATAAGTTAAAGGTAGTCCAGAAGCTTTAGCCTCCACGATCACCGTTTCTGGATTCCAATATTTATATTGCTCGTAAGCTTCTTTTTTAAGCTCTGGAAATTCTAATCGATCTTTAAATGCATCTAATAGTATCAAATTAGCAGGGCTATCTTCATTTGGATAAAAGACTCCCCAGGTAGTAATAGCAGAATAATCGGCTGATTCTTTTTTAAGAAAAGCTGTATCATAGCTTTGAATGATATGCTCAAGCGGTGGGATATAAGGTTTATCCCAAACCTTCCACCACTCACGTTTAATCAAAGATCCTTCTTCAGCAGTTGGGTTTTGCATCCACTGCGCGTTCCACTTACCGACGGACAGCGAAGCTTTAACAGATTCTAATTCAGGAAGTTTCCAATACTCTGGCCACACTGGTTTATTACTTGGAAGAATCGCTGGAAACTCAATTACTTCCCACTGATCTGATTTTAATTCTTTTTGAGATTTAAGTAACATACCAGTTAAATCTTTCATGTTCCATCTAGTCATAACCACGACTATCGCTCCACCTGGTTGTAAACGTTGACGTGGTCCTGACGTGTACCATTCATAAGCTCTTTCTAAAGCTTGCACGTTCAGCGCATCTTGTTCCGAGTGCGGGTCATCGATAATAAGCAAGTCCGCACCACGGCCCGTGATTGCAGAGCCAACACCAGCTGCATAATATTCACCGCCCTGTTCGGTTTCCCATTTACCAGCCGCTTGACTGTCCTCTCGTAGTCTTGTCTTGAACACGGATTGGTATTCGGGTGAATCGATTAGTGTTTTAGCTTTTCGTCCAAAGCGGATCGCGAGTTCCGTTGTGTGGGTCGTTTGGATAATTTTTAAATTGGGTCTACGTCCTACCATCCAAGAGGGAAGAAGGTAGGACGCGAACTCTGATTTAGTATGCCTTGGTGGCATATTAATAATTAGTCTTTTGATTTCACCGCTTGCAAGCTTATTAAATTTGTCAGCGATTTTTTTGTGGTGTTTACCTTCAATGAATTCCGGCCAGACGTGTTTAACAAAAGATAGAAAGTCGTCGTTAACTTGACTTTGTTTTTTCTTTTCAGAAAGTTTTATTGCGTATTTAAGAAATTGTTTTTTGGCGTCAGGTGGTAGTTTATCTATTACTTCTTGTTTCATAAAAATTTTTGCAGAATTTTTTTCACTTCTGTTTTGTACCAGTTTTTGTTTTTTTAGGGGTACCCCCTCTATTCT